CTACGCGACATCTCGGCACTAAGCCGATTGAACCCCCTCATCATGGAACACGGTTTAACTACAAGATAAAGAACAAGGTTCAACTAGTTCATTCCACTAGTTCTTTCTACAAATGGTTTCCCTTGCTAAGTACCAGCAGGATAAACCACCAGTAGACCGCTTGCACTCTGGTAGTAACCGGCAGTTCCCCACCAAGCAGCAGCTCCCCCAACAACTGAAGTAGCTGACACCATAGGCCATACGGCTGGTGCCGTTAACGGCAGGCGCATCAATCGACCTGCTAGCTACTGCTTTGTGCTTGCGTGGAACCAGCTAGACCGAGGGCCGGATGTTCTACGACAACGCTAAAAGGAATTACTCGTGGCTCGATAAGCTGCGAGACAAGGCAAGCATCACCGCAGACATGGCAGTGTGGTACTGCATAGCGCTCTGGACGCTGTTCATCACGCTACCATCGCTCGACAAGGCTATCACACTCTCGGATGGAACGAAGGTCTATCCATCGAGAGGGACACCTGGCTCATGCTACACGACCAGCGACGGACAGCACTACGTCAGAACTGGTTACGGCGTGAGGAAGATTGGGAAGGTGCTCGGCGCAAAGCTGATTGCTCGCTCGATCAAGATACGACGTGATGCGATCATGCTAAGAGCTGCCTTCGCAATCACGTTGCTGGCCGCAGCACTGACACTCGCGAACATTGCACTCTCATTCAGCTAACTAAAGGAGCACAGATGACGACGACAGGCACTAAGGTAGCAAGAGCACCGCTCAACGCGGATGTGTACGATGCGCTTGAGTTCTCAGCGCTGGCGTTCAAGGGAATAGGCAAAGGCAGATGGTTCACTGGCGACTGGGACCCGACTTCCAACACCGCTCTGGACCCATGCTGCGGAGAAGGCCACGCCATCACTGTGTGCGACGTGACCAGCAACACCCACTTCACCCACACAGAAGCGCTTGAAGCACTACACAGTATCGGCGTGAAGTATTGGGACAGTGACGACGCTGTGCAGGACATCAACAAGCGGCTCGGCAGGGAACCGGCAACACCAGTCACGTTCAAGCAGTGGACACGAGAGCTTGGCATCAAGAGGGCTGAGTGAAAGCCTACGAGCTGGACACGCTCAACGCAGCACGCGAAGAGAACATCGCGCTCAAGAAAACCAGCGAAGGACTCAGACGACAGCTCGAAGGCGTCGTCAGGATAAACGATGGTATGCGAGCTGGAGCAGCAGCGCTCGGTAAGGCGATGCGCGAGACGTACGGCAAGGCGGCTATGAAAAGCCTGAGCATCCGCACCAACGAAATCTTGCAAGAGAAGTATCCCACCGAACCATCAGCCAACTAAAGGAGAAGCAATGCGACGATTCACACTGAAGCAACTGAACAACGAGAACCCCGGTAAGGATTACAAGTGCGATGTCAGGGCCTGCGAGTACGACCTGTGTGGCGGCCAAGGTCAGGAGTTCGTGCAAGCCAAGGAATACGACTCGCTGAGCAAGAGCTACGATGTGCGAGGCAGCGAGCTAGTGCGAGCACGCGCCAGCCGCGACTCCCTCGCTACTCAGGCAGCGTCAGACAGGACCGAGATCAGCACGTTGAGGCTCCATCTCGAAGCCGAGAAGCAGAGCACCGCAACACTGCGAGCGCTTGTTAACAAGGTCGAGACCGAAAAGAACAATCTCCGCAGCTCCGCGCAGAGTGAGATCAGCAGCCTACACAACAAGCTAGATCAGCACTGCGGCAGAAGCCGCTACAGGTATCCCGGCGAATCAATGCGCGCCTACGATTTCTACAACGGCTACGGCGAGCCAATGCGGAGCAACCTAAGCCGCGACACCATTGAAGTTCCGCGCTACGCATTTGAAGAACTGCTCAGCAAGGAAGGACAGGAGAGATCAGTTCGACTGAGCGCACAGCAGTTTAAGCAGAACATCGCTGAGGCAATCGGCTCCAAGCCAGGCGAGGACATCGTCGGAGTCGCGAAGCTCCTGAAGTCGTCCAACGTGAGCCTCCAAGGTCGCAACGACTGGCAGACGAAGGAAGTCCAGCGTGGTTGGGACGTTATCAACACGCTCAGGAACGAACGTGACGCCGCTACCAAGATCGTAAAGAGCGTCCATCAGATAAGCGCACCGAAAGTTAGCGTCTGAACGACGCGGCGACATACGCCGCACACGAAGCTAACTGGCAAGGACTCTTAGAGCGTCAGCGCGAGTTGGAAGACAACTCCCTGGCGCTCGGAGGCCAGCGCTTCAGGCGCCGAGTTCAGGAAGCAGAGACAGCAGGTAAAGGTTCCACAGTGGGCGCAGCGCGGAAACTACTCCAAGTAGCAATCGAACCGCTCGAAGCTGCAATCCAATACATGATCGACAACAGCAAGCGTGCTGGCCAAGCCAAGCGCGGCGGCAGATCACACGAGGCCGTCCGCTGGTGCAAGGCAGTCGGCGCAGACGTGGCTGCGTACATCACTGTGAAGACAGTTCTTAACGGTGTGAGAGACACTGCTGGTCTAAGGCGGCTCTCAGTCAGAGACGGCTCGCTAGAAATAGTCAGCCTAATACTGGATGAATTGCGGTACAGGAGATTTCAAGAGAAAGCGCCAGGTCTCTTCAACTATCGCATGGGCAAGTTCACCAACAGCAGCTATGCACACATGGCTCGCTCGATGAACGCAACCATGAAGTACGCAGAGATAGACTGGAAAGACATCGACATGGCACCACAAAAGAGAATACTCGTGGGTGCGAAGCTCATTGACCTATTCGTCCAGACATCAGGTCTCGTAGAAGTAATTCGCAAGACAACCTCCAAGCAGAAAGCGAAATCAGGTCGGGTAACGAACGAGCTATTCATCAGCCCCACACAGGACACCGTTCAGTGGCTTACTAAGCGCAACGATTGTTTGGAGTTCATGTCTCCAGTGGCTATGCCAATGGTGACACCACCGTTATCGTGGAGTCCTGGCGTGAAGGGTGGGTATCGTTTCGCCATGAGAAACAAGTTCGCTCTCCTTCGTAAGGCATCGGCAGAGCACCAGCGAACCGTAGCAGGTTCAGAAATGCCGCTTGTGTACGGAGCGCTCAACCGCATTCAGAACACAGCTTGGAAGATCAATACTGATGTCGTTGCTCTGGTGGAGGCTATCCAGCGCAGGGGCGGTGCAATGGCTGGCATACCAGCGTTCGAGGATGAGCCTAATGCACCAAAGCCTTTTGACATCGACACGAACGAAGTGTCACGCAAGGCGTACAGACGGAAGCAACACGCTGTGAAGGAGCGCAATCATTTACGCGGTATGTTGGCAGTGGAGTCGAAGAACATTCTGTCAGCAGCCAGTGGTGTCTCCACAGAGCTGGCAATCTACTTTCCTCACAATCTGGACTTCAGGGGAAGAGTCTATCCGCTGTGCAGTTATCTGTCACCGCAGGGCGGCGATCTGTCTCGCGGACTGCTCACGTTCGCTGATACGAAGGCTGTAGGCAGCGAAGGCGGCAGATGGCTAGCGATTCACGGTGCCAACTGTCTCGGTAGTACCGGCGACGGGGAAAAGATCAGTGCGATGTCTTTTGCTGATCGAGCTGCTTGGATTGTTCGCCACAGCAATGACATATGCAGTGTAGCTGACGACCCATTCTCCTTTTCCTGGTGGACGGAGGCTGACAAGCCACTTCAGTTCTACGCTTTCTGCAAGGAATGGCAACGCTACGTGGCTGACGGTTCGCGAGAAAGTTTCGTGAGCGGGCTGCCAATAGCTCAGGACGGTTCATGCAATGGCCTCCAGCATTTCTCAGCCCTACTCAGGGATGAGATCGGAGGCAGGGCTGTGAATCTTGTACCGATGGATACACCACAAGACATCTACCAGATAATCGCTGACAAGGTGTTGGACAAACTCGAACTGTTGGCCGGCACTAATTGGCTCGCAGCGAAGTGGCTCTCTTCCGGCTTGGTAACACGCAAGCTGACGAAGCGACCGACGATGACGTTTGGATACGGCAGCAAGAAGTTTGGCTTCCGCAATCAGATCGGGACGTATCTGGCTGGCTTGGAGAACTGGCAGGAGATCAAAGTCCTGTTCGCCAACGACCAGGAGCAAGGCATGGTTGGAGATGCAGCGTTGCTCCTATCAGAACTGATATGGGACTCGCTGCGCGAGACTGTCGTGGCCGCTGCTGATGCAATGGTGTGGATGCAGGCTGCTGTCAGAAAAGTCATTACTCACGGCAAGCCAGTGTTCTGGATTGTCCCAGCAACAAACCTCCACGTTCGTCAGGAATACTTCGTGGACAAGTCGAAGCAGATCAACACCATCCTCTCTGGCCGAGTCATCAAGCCCCGCGTCTACGAGAAGACTGACAAGATCAAGATTCACAAGCAGGCCAACGCAGTGGCTCCGAACGTAGTTCACTCGCTTGACGCGGCAGCTCTCATGCTGACCGTAACGAGTGCAGCAAGCGAAGGTGTTGAAGCGTTCGGGATGGTTCACGACAGTTACGCCACTGTCGCTGGCGACTGCTCCATACTCGCGGCTGTGACTCGACGGAGTTTTGTGAGGCTCTACACAGATCATAATGTGATTGGGAGTCTGTACGAGCAGTTCAAGGCGCAGATGGAAAAGCCGGAAGACTGTCCTGCACCACCGCTGCTTGGCAATCTCGATGTCGGCGCGGTGCTGGCATCTGACTACTTTTTCGCATGAAGTGTCCCATAATGAGGACACATATTCAACCCCCTCATCATGGAACGCATTCACTAGGAGCACAGGATGGCAAGAGACGGCGACTGGTGGATTGAAGGTCTGCCAGACACACAGGGAACCATGCTTCCGCAGGTATTCCCTGTAGTAATCGTGAGCGAGCACGTTCACGGAATGATACGCGAGCTGGAGATGGCAGCAGGAGCATGTGCTGCTTGTCCGAAGTGCGACATGAGCAGCGCGTACCAGCACCTCAACGTGACACGCTCGACGCTCTACCGATATATCCAGAGCATCGAGAGACAAGCGAAGGTCACAGGACGTACTCACATCAAGCGGTTCTAATGGACAAAAAGAATCAGACGGCTCGCAGCGGTCGTCCGCGTGTCACCTACGACACACCAGAGCGTGAGTGTGCTCATGCGGACAAGGGCTGTTGCCCAACGTGCTACGACCCGATGAAGGTCCGAGTGCTGAGAGGGTTCACGCTCGAAACTGTAGCACACAGCTAACTAAAGGAGATCAAGTGGCAAAGCAGCAGCAGGGAAAGAAGTTCACAGCGAACGTGAAAGTCACAGTGATCGTGGGCGTCGAGCTTTCTGGAAAGACTCTCGAAGACGCTCTAGTTCAAGCGCGTCAACTCAAACCGGACAACTGCATCTCGGTAGACGGTGGAGAGAACGTAGACTGGACTTACGATCTCATCGGCGTTTCGTCGGACGAGTGGATTAACTACTAGCAGCAATCTGCATCACCGCACGCCCTGTCTCGCTTCTTAGTGAGCAGGGCTGCTTCACATCAGCCAACTACAGGAACATGGCAAAGAAGTTATTCAACACACCGAAAGGCAAAGCGATCTGGCCGCGTTTGACAGGAACGCCAGACACGAAGTTCAACGCGAAGGGCGAGTGGAAAGTCAAGCTCGAACTCTCGCAGGCAGACGGCGAGCCAATCGTCGCTGCTATCACCGCAGTAATGAAAGAATCACTCGTCGAAGCAAAGGCTGCGTTCGTCATTGCTAAGGCTGCATACGCAGCACTGAAGACGAAGAGCGGTAAGAAACCGCCGACAGAGCCGAAGATGGTTGACGCTCCGTACTTCATTGACGAAGAGTCAGGCAACATCACGCTGTCATTCAAGCTCGTAGCCAGCGGCGTGAACAAGAAGACGCAGGAAGCGTTCACACAGAAGCCAGTCATATTCGACGCTGCTGGCAAGCCGGTCACGACCGACATCAAGATCGGCGGCGGCTCGATCATCAAGGTTGGCTATGAACTTAACGGCTTCGCCACACCGCTCGGCGCCGGCGCATCACTCCGACTGAAGGCCGTACAGGTCATCACGCTCGTTGAGTTTGGCGCAGACGCATCGTACTACGGCTTTGATGCCGAGGAAGGCTACGCTGCACAGGACGCTCCTGCCAGCACGCCAGCAGAAGACATGGGCTTCACAGATGTTGATGCAGATGCAGCTACCGCTGAACCTGCTGTTGGCTCCGAGTCCGACGACTTCTAGGAAATGACACTATCAGTACAGGACGCCGGCCTGAAAAACGGCTGGCGTTCTGGTTTAGAAGAAGCAATCGGAGCACAGCTCGACTCGTTGCACATCGCATACAGATACGAGTCGTTAGCAATTCCCTTCCTCCAGCCAGCGAAGCCTAGGAAGTACACTCCCGATTACCTCATCACGTCGAACGGCATCATCATCGAGACGAAAGGCCGCTTCGTGACCGCAGATCGACAGAAGCATCTACTCGTGAAGGCGCAGTATCCCGACCTGGACATCAGGTTCGTCTTCTCAAACTCCCGTCAGCGAATCAGCAAGCAGTCCGCGACTACCTACGGTGTGTGGGCAGAGCAGAAGGGTTTCAAGTACGCGAGCAAGAGCGTGCCCCCCAACTGGCTGTATGAAGCCCCGAACGTAGCGTCACTCGCAGCTATCGCTCGACTACAAGGTTCCAAAAAATGAGCATGAAATTTTCCGCGAGCACTATTGCTCGCTTTTTTCTATACGTACGCGAGGCAGCAGGGCCGCAGAATACTGGCAGTAGAGTCGAAGCCATCCAAAGGTGGAGCGGCGGCAGCAAGGGCGACAGCTACTGCTGCGAGTTCGCCACAATGATTCTCGACATCTGCTTTCAGGGTGAGGCACCAGTCCCACGATTGCAGGCGTGCCAGGATGTCTACGAGCTGGCGAAGAAGAACGGTTGGGTCAGGGGTGTGTCGGACGACATAAACATTGACGACCTCTTTCTCTACGTGAACTCCAACGACCACGCTCATCACATCGGCATCGTCACTGGAATCAAGAAGACAGCCGGCAAAATCACCAGCGTAACAGGAATAGCAGGCAACACGTCAGCCGATGGCACGAGTTCAAACGGAACCGGCGTCTTCGAGCACGACATCTTCGCTACGGTGTTCGTCGCCTACCCACGATGACGGTCGGCAGTCTGTTCGCAGGTATCGGCGGCTTCGACTTGGCAGCTAGCTGGGTCGGATGGAAGACAGCCTGGTACAGCGAGATCGAACCATACGCCTGCGCTGTAATGCGAAAGCGTTACCCGCAAGCAATCAATCACGGAGACATAACTGCAATCGACGGACGCACCATTGAACCTGTTGACATCTTGTGCGGGGGCTTCCCCTGTCAGGACATCAGTACCGCAGGAAAGAACGCCGGAATCGGAGGCAGTCGCTCCGGTCTCTGGAAACAGTACGCTCGGCTCATCAAAGAAATCTCGCCGCGCTTCGTCGTCATCGAAAACGTCAGCGTCCTTCGCTCTCGCGGACTGGACACGGTGTTACAAGACCTCGATGAGATCGGGTACGATGCGGAATGGAATTGTATTCCCGCTTCCTACGTTGGCGCCCCTCACCAAAGGGACCGCATCTGGATTGTGGCCTACCCCAACAGCAAACCTGTCGAACACTTGCTCGGTGGATGCAGCGCTGAACGAAGCGAAGAGACTACACCCGCGAGGCCAGTGGACGTTGATGACGCAAGTAGCAGCGCATCACGTACACGGCGACAGAATGTGGCCGACGCCTACGTCAACGATGGGGAACGACGGACCAGACAGGGAGCTTACGGCCAAGGACGGTGGAGCAGTGCAACCCAACCAGAGAATGTACGACAAGGGCGGCAACCACGTTCCGATAACGCTGGACCGTGCAGTCCGTTGGTGGCCGACAGCAGCAGCTCGCGATTGGAAGGACACACCTGGAATGGTGGCGCAGCGGAAGGACGGTCGCTCCCGATTAGATCAACTGGCTCGTGTGGTTTACCACAGGGAGCAGACGGTGAAGGGTGGTGGCAATCTGAACCCAACGTGGGTCGAGTGGCTAATGGGGTTCCCTCTAGGGTGGACCGAATTAAGTGCCTCGGAAACGCCATCGTCCCGCAAGTCGCGTACGAAATCTTCCGCGCCATTGAAAGGCATGGATGATCGAGAATGAAAGCGAGTTCCTTCGACATATCGCGTGCCCTAATTGCAACTCTTCGGACGCTAATAGCGAGTACACCGACGGACACACCCATTGTTTCGGATGCGGTGCTCATACAGGCGCAACAGGAGAGGCATCAGCACGACCCGCTGTACTTCGTAAAGCAGGGCTGATCGAGGGCACAGTTGAACCGCTGATCTCTCGCGGCATCACACAGGATACTTGTCGTCACTTCGGATACATGAAGGGCACGTACAAGAATCGTCCTGTGCAGATAGCTCCGTACTTCGACGCTGACGGCAACATGGTCGCGCAGAAGATTCGGTTCGGTGACAAGACGTTCGCGTGGCTAGGCGACCCAGCGACAGCGCTACCGTTCGGAGCCACCAAGTTTCCAAAGGTAGGCAGGAAGATCGTCGTCACTGAAGGTGAGATCGACGCGCTGGCCATGAGCCAGGCGCAAGGCAATCAGTGGCCGACAGTCTCCATCGCCTGCGGTGCAGATCAGCCGACAGATCGAGATGGCAACGCCATGCCGATGAACAAGATCAGGAAATACGCAGCGAAGCATCGCGATTACTTCATCAAGTTCGAGACTGTCTGCATCATGTTCGACAACGATGCTCAAGGCAGGGAGTCCGCGAAAGTCTTTGCGGAAGTCATCGGCTCCAGAGCGCGCATCGCGGAGCTGAGCGAGCACGACGCAGGTGCGATGCTGCTGGCCGGCAAGACTGACCAGCTAATCAGTGCGATGTGGAATGCTGTGCCTCACAGACCAGCAGGCATCGTCGAGTTGAGTTCGCTCCGCAACGCTGTCATGGAAGGAATCAAGTGGGGCATCTCGTGGCCGTGGGAGACGCTGACAAAGCTCACCTATGGTATACGAACTGGCGAAGTGTATTGCATCGGCGCCGGCACAGGCACAGGGAAGACGGACGTATTCACGCAGACGATAGATCATCTCGTGCGCGTCCACAACAGACCTGTAGCTGCGTTCATGCTGGAGCAGGCTCCACGCGAGTCGGCCATCCGCATCGCTGGCAAGTTCGCCAAGCAGCGCTACCACGTACCTGACGCAGGCTGGACTCAGGAAGAGTTCGAGCAGACGTGGGACTCGCTAGAGAAATCTGGCAAGGTGTTCCTCTACGACAGCTTCGGTCAGAACGACTACGACATCATCGAGGACCGCATCAGGTTCCTCGCGCAAGGCGAAGACGTGAAGGACTTCTTCATCGACAACCTGACTGCGCTGGCCGCATGGCAGGACGATGAGCGCAAGGCGCTGGAAGTAATCATGTCGCGCATTGGTGCGCTCGTGAAGGAACTGGACATCACGATCTATCTCATCTCCCACTTGGCTACGCCTGAAGGCAAGCCGCACGAGGAAGGTGGGCGCGTAATGGTTCGACACCTGAAGGGCAGCAGGAGCATTGGCTTCTGGTGTCACTTCATCTTCGGACTTGAACGCGATCAACAACACGAAGACTTAACGACACGACTGACCACCACGTTCCGCGTGCTGAAGGACAGGTACACAGGGCAGGCAACAGGTCAGACGTTCTTGATGCGATACGACCAACAGACGGGAATGCTGAACGAAGCAGAGCCAGCAGTTCCCAGCGGCGAAGCATACGGCTTCACCGATACAACTAACGGAGATAAACCCTCCGACTTCTAAGAGGCTGCTTGCAACACATAGTAATGGATTGCGAGACAGACGGTCTCTACGAAGAAGTTAGCAAAGTGCATTGTCTAGTATTGCGGGACATGAACTCAGATGAAGTAATCTCGTGTACGAACGCAGCTCCGGGGTATCCCACGATTGAGGCAGGTCTGGAGCTGCTGACAAATGCAGAGCGGGTGTACGGTCACAACCTGATCGACTACGACATCCCCGTTCTACGCAAACTGTATCCGACATGGAAGCCGCCGACTCGCGTGCTTGACACGCTGGTCACTGCGCGGATGCGATGGGCGCACATCAAAGAGACCGACTACGAACTGAACAGAAAGGGGAAACTCCCTGGCCAGTTCATCGGGCGACACAGCCTCGAAGCATGGGGCTATCGCATGGGAATCCACAAAGGAACCTTCGACGCTGGCTCTGACACAGCGCTGGCTGACTGGTCGAAAGAGAAGCAAGAGTATTGCGATCGAGACACGCTAGTCACCCGCGAGCTGGTGCTGCGTATCCGCAAGGCTGGTGTCTCCGCTGAATCTGTCGAGACAGAGCAGGAGCTAGCCGTGTACCTGGCAGCGCAGCAACGCAACGGCGTGCCGTTCGACATCGAGGCTGCTGTCGCACTGCAAGGAAAGCTGGCCGCTCGACGTGAGGACCTGGGACAACTGCTGCGGCAGGAGTTCGGTTCGTTCTACATAAGAGGCAAGGAGTTCACACCGAAGCGGGACAACAAGAAGATGGGCTACGTCGCGGGTGCAACCTGCACGAAGATCATCCTCACCGAGTTCAACCCAGCTTCGACAGACCACATCGCCAACCGACTGAGCTTCCTCTACGGATGGAAGCCGCTCGCGTGGACCAACGGCGGCAAGCCACAGATCGACGAGCTGTCACTGAAGGGAATGACGTTCCCCATCGTGAAGGTGCTGATCGAATACCTGCTGGTGAACAAGCGGCTCTCGCAGTTGGCTGAAGGGCGAGGCGCGTGGATGAAGCACATGACTAATGATCGACTCGACGGCGGCAAGCTGACGGGTCTGTATCACATCCACGGTGTCATCAACCAGAGCGGAGCTATCACGCACCGCGCCACGCACCGCGAACCGAATATGTCAGCGGTGCCGAAGGTGACATCTCCGTACGGAAAGGAATGTCGCGGCTTGTTCATTGTCCCGAAGGGTTGGAAGATGCTCGGAGCGGATGCGTCCGGTCTGGAGCTTCGCGATCTCGCGCACTACATGGCGCGGTGGGACGGCGGCGCGTACGGCAGGCTGATCTTAGAGGGCGACGTTCACACAGCCAATCGTGTGGCACTCGGCTCGATCGTGCCACAGGATGGCAAGGGTCGAGACTTAGCGAAGACGTTCATCTACGCATACCTGTACGGTGCTGGCGACGAAATGCTGGGCAGCATCGTTGCTCCGCATGAGACACCTGAGAGACAGCAGGCGCTCGGCAAGCAGCTCCGCAAGAACTTCGAGGGCGGCACGCCGGCTCTCAAGTATCTGAAGGATGCAATCGGCATCAAGGTAAAGAAGGATGGCTACCTCACGATCTTGGATGGTCGGAGAGCCTACGTCCGCCACGAGCACGCAGCGCTCAACACGCTGTTGCAGTGTGCCGGCGCAATCATCTGCAAGCGGTGGATAGTCACCTTCGCACGCCAGATGGAAAAGGAGTTCGGACCACAGGGTTGGCGCGGACAATGGGCCGCTATGCTCTGGAGCCACGATGAGATACAAGTCGCAGTCCGCGAAGAAATTGCGGAGCGAGCATCGCGCATCGCTGTCGAATCAATAGAAGCGATGACCGAACATTTCAAGTTCCGCTGCCCGCTGACCGGCGAGGCAAAACTTGGTAACAACTGGTGCGAGACACATTGACCTTACTGAGAGTACCTGTACCACATATCAAGATCGGCAGACGCAGGCTTACAGTGGCGTGGCCGAAGGTTGCAGTCAGCGAACAGGCCGACACGATCACCGCATTGCTATGGGGAGATACACACTTCCCGAACCAATGCGACCTGACGTTGAAGGTAGTCGCAGCAATCGCCAAGGAGATACAGCCAGACGTGCTGTGTCACATGGGCGACCTGATCGACTCCACCGACCTGAGCGTGAAGTTCAAGAAGAATCCTGCACGCAAGGAGACGCTACAGGATGAAATCAATATGGGACGCGCTCATCTCGCGCAGATGAGAGTGCTGTGTCCTGAAGCGCAGTTCATTCTACTAGAAGGTAATCACGAAGAGAGAATGACTCGTGTGCTGTGGGACATGGAAGGACCTGCTCGTGCGCTCAGCCAACTTACTGACGCCAAAAGGGTCCTCACCTGGCCTTACCTGCTCGGTCTCGAAGAGATGGGGATACAGTTCGTACCCTACGGAGAACAGAGCAAGCACATTTTCCTACCGAAGTTCCTGCTCAAGCACGGTAACGTGGTGCGCCAGAACAGCGGCTACACCGCGAACGCTGAGCACCGCAAGTACGCCATGTCAGGCGCATCGGGCCACACGCATCGGCTCGCGCAGTTCTACCATCGAGATCACAACGGAAACCATGTGTGGCTGGAGACCGGCTGCACCTGCTCGCTTGAACCTGAGTACACACCGGACCCTGATTGGCAAAACGGCTGCGTCGTGCTGACGCTGCACAGGAAGACCGGCGCGTTCCAAGCAGAGTCCGTCTACATCCATAAAGGCAATGCCGTCTTTCGCGGCAAGGAGTACAACGCATGAGGAAGTTCCTCTTGCTCGTCGGCGCGCTGTTCCTCTTAGGAGCAGCCAACGCTGACGCGCAGGCGATGAAGCCACGCTTCGTCATAATGGACGATTACATCCGCGCTCAGCTCGCGGCGGATTGGGACGCGCACAGCAAGGACCACATCAAGCTCGAACGTGCCTACTGTCTGCGCTATCAGTACGACGTATGGGCAGGTGAAGTCGCGTACCGTGTCACGCAGATCAGCAAGCCTGATTCTGTGACGGACGCTGACCCAAGCAGCATCCTCTTTTACTGTCCAGCAGGTACGCAGGCTGAGATTCACATTCATCCACAGCAGACGTGCGTAGAGAAGAAGGACGAAAGCTACGTTTGTTGGGATGGTGGACCATACGCCAATCAGTGTCTCCCTTCGGAGGCTGACCGCTATCGCGTGACGTGGCTGAAGGAAGAGTTCGGCATGGTGCAGTGCGGCAGAGAGAGCACCGTGTTCTACTTTGGCACCGGCGACAACCGTTGATAACCGCACTGATCGACGGCGACGTGTTCCTCTATCAGGCTTCCGCAGCTAACGAGTACGAGTGTCAGTGGGAGCCGTGGCTGTGGACACTGCACGCGGACCTCGCGGCGGCGATAGCACAGTTCGACGACACCATCAACAAGATCGTCGCGCACCTGAAGGCCGATAGAGTAATCATCGCGCTCTCGGACGACGCCAACTGGCGCAAGTCAGTCATGTCAACGTACAAGCACAACCGCGTAGCAAAGCGGAAGCCTACGATCTACAAGGCAATGCGCGAGTACGTCAAAGAAACCCGCGAGACGTATCAGCGACCGGGGCTTGAAGGTGACGACATCCTCGGCATCCTCTCGACGCATCCGTTCCTGATTACTGGCGAGAAGATCATCGTGTCCATCGACAAGGACATGAAGACTCTGCCTGGCGTTCTGTACAATGACGGCCACGCTACCCTCGTGACAATCGCTGAAGAGCAAGCAGACAGGACGCACCTGATTCAATCGCTGACCGGCGACACCACTGACGGATATCCTGGTTGCCCAGGTGTCGGACCAGTGAAAGCCGAGAAGCTGCTAGGCATCACACCAAACGCTGAGTGCTGGCCTCTCATCGTCGCTGCATACGCGAAGGCAGGGCTGTCAGAGGAAGTCGCGCTGATGAACGCTCGTGTCGCTCGCATCTGTCGTAGCTCAGACTACGACTTCACAACTAAGGAGATCAAACTTTGGAATCCGCAGCAGAACAAAAGCTAGGTGATGCACTGTTCGCATCAGCCGTACCACCAGCCGTAGAAGACTACGCCGGAAAGGTTGACGGTCTAGGAAGTAAGGTTGCGCTCGATGGCTCGAAGCTCCGCGTGGAGTTGGTGCCCCCGCAGACAATCGAAGGAATCGCAGCCGTGCTTTCGTACGGCGCAAAGAAGTACGCAGCTAACAACTGGATGCGCGGCATCTCCTACATGGCGATCATCGCCGGCATCCTACGTCACCTATATAGGTTCATGCGCGGACAGGAGTACGACATCGACACAGGACTGCCAGAGTTGTATCACGCAATGTGCGGCCTGACGTTCCTTTCGTACTACGCGCACGGACCCAACGCGGAACAGTACGCATCGTTCGATGACCGACCATTCAAAGGTGGCAAGTGATAACCTTTACCGGCCAGCGCATCGAGCCGCTGTCGAAGTTCGACGGCAAGTACAGTGCAGTTCCCAACATCATCGACATCGCAATCGGCCTGAGCAGGATGCCGCGCTTCGGTGGGCAGACCCGCCGTTACTGGCCGGTCCTTCTCCATTCTATAGTATGCTGCGAGCTGGCCATCGCTAAGACGCAGGAGCAGCGGAAGATCATGCTGTGCCTGCTCCACGATGCACACGAAGCCATCACGTCCGACGTGCCAGCGTTCTTCAAGCCGGCAGAAATGAAGGCGTGGCAGGCAGAGATCGACGAGAGATTCTTCACGTCGCTGAATCTGTGGCCGCTGTCTGACGAAGAGATCGAGTTCGTCAAGACGATTGACGACGAGGCGCTGCGAGCTGAAGCACTAGCTGTCGGCCCCCCGACGATCATGCAACGCATATCCCCACCGTTGAACAGCCATTACTCGCAGGTCCTACAGGTCTGCGGCAAGTACCCTGACGCTGAATCATGCGAAGGGCTCGGCTCCAAAGGAGTGCAGGAGTTCCTAGATCGTTTCGCAGAACTGTACCGGAATGTTCTCGGTGAAGAGCTTTGCTGTAACGACACACCATCCAACCAACCGACACTGACACTATGCAAAGAACCATCGTAGCAACCCTCGCGACTGTAGCAGTCAGCGCGAGATCAGCAACAGCAGTCCCAGCTACAACGCAGATCGTGACCACCGGCGCACTTCCGGCTGGAGACTACCTCGTCGAAGTCTCGATGGGATACGTGGACACGCCGCTCGCCGGCAAAGGTCTGACCTGCGAACACAGGAACGCAGCCGGCAACGGCACCGTCACTGAGCTGGGCATCTGCCCCTCTGGTGCGACGTTCGCGCAGTGGTACAACCGCGTCACTGTAGCAATCAACGAGACCATCCGCGTGATGTCGCTCGCAATCGCAGGCGCAGCGGGTGCAGAAGCCTCAGCTACCGTTCGCGTGTACAAGCTCCCAGCAGCGTAACACCCACACTCAGCTAACTAAAGGAGATCAAATGCAAACCATCGCATACGCACCATCGCTCGCAACTGGCCTCGGCACCATAGCCAAGAAGAAGAACGCAGAGAACTACAGTGAGATCATCAAGGCGCTCGTGCCTCTCGCGATTCGACTGGCCGGCATCTTCGGAGACCAGGGTATCACAGCTTCGACCATCAGGCGTCACGGTGTGAACGTCGGCATCATCAAGGAGACCACACCGCTTCACTTCCTGTCTTCGGTGATGAAGCAGGCAAACCTGGTGACGAACGGAGCGACGAGGGCTTCTACCAACCCAGCCTCGAAGGGCAGACGGCAGCTCATTTACTTCGCCGCGCCTGGTCCATACACGGACTGATTGAACCCCCTCATAATGGAACGCATTAGTGGCCTCTAAAGCCCCCCGCATTGACGTAGCGGTGGTGGATTGGTTGGCTGGCGTTTTCCCCGATAAGTGCCCAACTGAGACCGACAGCGACAGAGCGATCTGGATGGCTGTTGGCGCTCAGAGGGTCATCAAGAAACTTCGGGCTGAAGCTAGCTCACAGTCTGGCACCCTATTCAATGAAGATGAGCTGTAATGGCTAAGACTCAGGACGCCCCTACAGTCTCGCCTCCGATGACAGCCGTGGCTCGATACGAGAGCCTGGTTGGACCCCGCGCAGTGTATCTGGAGAGAGCACGCCTATCCGCGAAGCTCACCATCCCCGGTCTCATGCCCCCACAAGGCAGCACTGGCGCGCTCAAGTTGTACACGCCGTGGTCCTCAGTGGCTGCTCGTGGTGTCAACAACCTCACAGCCAAGATTTTGCTTGCGCTCATTCCTGCTGGTCAACCGTTCTTCCGTCTCACGATTGACGACTACGCGATCGAGGAACTGGCGAGCAAGGCAGCAGCCGCAGGTGATGACGGTGACGATGCCCGCGCAACATTCGAGGCAGCGCTAGCCAAAGTAGAACGTGCTGTGATGACCCGCATGGAGCAGCAAGGCATCCGCCTTCCTATCTCCGAAGGCATCAAGCAACTGATCGTTTGCGGCAATGGACTCCTTCAGGTTCTCCCGAAGGGAAAGATGGTGCTGCACAAGCTGGACAAGTACGTGGTCAAGCGTGACCCCGAAGGCAACGTGGTCGAGATCGTAGTGAAGCAATGCCTGTCCCGCATGACTCTGCCTGAGCGTGCTCGCGCAATCGTTGAGTCACAGAAAGAAACGATGGCGAAGAACGACAAGACCGGCGACAACATCATTGACCTGTACACTCGCGTCACTCGCCGCACACGCGGCAGCAAAGAGTATTGGTACGTCTGTCAGGAGATTCTTGGCGTGACGATACCGGACACCGATGGCAGTTATCCCATCGACCAGACACCTTGGCTCCCCCTCCGCTGGTCAGCAGTTGACGGCGAGGACTATGGCCGTGGGCTTGTCGAGGAATACATCGGAGACGTGCAGTCACACGAGAGCCTGTCACAGGCCATCGTGAAGTTCGCGGCAGCAGCGGCGAAGATTCTGATGTTCGTCAACGAGTCAGGCACCACCAGTAAGAAGAAGATTGCGAAAGCAGCCAGCGGCGATGTCGTTGACGGTGACGCGAAGGATGTCACGATTCTTCAACTAGAGAAGTTCAACGATTTCAGAGTCGCCAAGGAAACGGCAGACGGAATCGAGAAGAGATTAGAGCAGGCTTTCATGCTTAACAGTTCGGTGCAGCGCGATGCAGAGCGCGTGACCGCTGAAGAAGTTCGGTTCCTCGCGGCAGAGTTGGAGCAGACTCATGCTGGAGCGTACACGATTCTCGGCCAAGAGCTGTTGCGAGCTTTGGTATCAAGGTACATGGCGCAGATGCAGCGTGAGAACGCATTGCCAGCCTTGCCAAAGAAAGCCATCAACCCGCAGATCGTCACAGGGCTCGATGCTCTCGGACGAACGGCGGACCTACAGAAGCTCGACATACTATTGGATGGGGTGGAGAAGTATTTCGGTACGCCGAACTCACCGACCTCCGAGTACGTCAACGTAGGCGATTACATCAAACGTCGCGGCACTGCCATTGGTATGGACACCAAGGGTCTGATTCGCACCGACGCAGAAGTGCAGGCTGCACGCCAGCAGACGCAGGCGCAGTCACTCACTGAGAAGCTAGGACCGCACGCTATCAAGGCGGCGGCTTCTTCCACGCAGCAATCACAAGGAGCAGCACCAAATGGCTAACGCCAATCCAGTAAGCGGTTCAGGTGTCACAGGACGCGCAAGCATCCCATCGGACGCCAGCAAGCAGGGTGGTATCAACGAGACAACCCCGCTCGATCAGCGCAATCCTCGCAGCAACGCGCCGGAAACGGCAGAGCGTACGCTCAATAAGGATGGCGGACACGAGCCGTGTCAGTATCCAATCGTGATGCACCTCGATGCGAACGCGAACCGCGCAGCTCAGGACATCACGCTCATCAGAGTTGACCGCTAGTTCATGGAACGCATCCAGATTACTCCAGCCGTTGTACCTGACCCGAACGCTGTCCCTAGAACGGACATCGTGGCAGGCCCCAACGGTGGAGTGAAAGTTGACCCAGCGCTGACGCCAGCTCCTGTCGTTAAGGCAGCGGAAGGCGAGCGTCCATCGTGGTTGCCAGAGAAGTTCAAGACGGCGGAAGACTTCGCCAAGTCCTACACGGAATTGGAAACGAAGCTCGGTACGCCAGCAAAGCCAGCAGTCGTAACTCCCGCATTACCGCAAGTCACAGCGGCGGCGGCAGCGAAGGCTGGTGTCGATCTACCCGCGCTCGCAAAAGAGTTCGCTGAGAAAGGCGCACTTTCCGCAGAGACGCTAGCCAGCCTTTCAAAGGCAGGCTTCAATCAAGGCGCCGTTGACAGTTACATCTTGGGACAGCAGGCCGTCGCTGCAAAGCTGACGACCGCTCTCGAAGAAGTTGCTGGCGGCAAACCAGAACTACAAGCCACGCTTGAGTGGGCGAAGGCGAATCTAAATGCTGACGAAGTGGCTGCGTACAACGCTGCTATCGACAGCGGCAACCCACAACTCGCCAAGCTCGCGCTCCAAGGCGTCGTCGCGTCGTACACCGAAGCGAACGGCAAGGAGCCAGCTCTATTGAAGGGCGGCGAAAGCGCGCCAGGCAGCGGCGGCTTCGTACCTTACGCATCGAACGCGCAGATGACGAAGGACATGCGCTCACCTGAATACAAGACTGACCCAGCGTTCCGCGAGATGGTCAAGAACCGGCTCAGCGTAACGAACTACGGCGCTAGGTAATGGGAATACTTAGCGGCATAACCAACCTGTTCACAGGTGGTGTCGTTGACGGTGTCAGCAAGATAATCGGCAAGTTTGTCACGGACCCGAAGGACGTGCTCGAAGCCAACCTAGCGCTAGCGAAGATTGCTGGTGACTACCAGGTAGCGCTTCTCAATAAGGATGGGGAGCTAGCAGTCCAGCAGGCCACAGTAATCAAAGCGGAGATTGAGTCATCGAGTTGGATGGCCAGGAACTGGCGTCCGATTTTGATGCTGACGTTCACGTTCATCGTGGCGTTCAACTATGTCATCTGCCCCCTCTTCACAATCAAGGTTCTGGAAATTCCCCCTGATATGTGGGGTCTCCTGAAGCTCGGCATCGGCGGCTACGTCATTGGACGTTCTGTCGAGAAGACCGCGACAATCGCTGCACCAGTCATCGCAGCCAAGCTCGCACAGTAACACCATTTGCGCTGACGGCGCATCCAGATATCCGCGAGGGTTCCCCTCCTTTCCTTCGCCGTAACCCTGCTTCCGCCGTCACCGCATCCGTTTCGCTTTTTAGTGAGCGGAAACCCCGAACGACATCTAGCTCTACGAGTGTGCCCCCTCTGCGGAGGATAAGACACTGCTGCGTGCGCCGGAAATAGTCGGGATGTCGCAATTCAATCCCAGCATTTCACGCAGAGTTAACAAGTGGCAAATGCAACGCCCGTCCGTCTCGGCCAAGTCAACGAAGCCGGCGACGTAGACGCCCTCTTTCTCAAAGTGTACGCAGGCGAAGTCCTGACGGCCTTCGAGGAAGTCAACAAGTTCGCGCTCAACACGATGGTCCGTAACATCACCAGCGGCAAGTCAGCACAGTTCCCCGCTAGCTGGAAGACCACGGCGCAGTACCACACCCCTGGCACCGAAATTCTCGGCAACCTGATTGGAATGAACGAGCGCGTCATCGTCATCGACGATCTGCTCATCGCTCCAGTTTTCATCGCCGTCATCGACGAAGCCAAGTCCCATTACGAGATTCGCTCTGAGTACAGCCGTCAGGCTGGTCAGGCGCTCGCTCGCGCTATGGACAAGAACATCGCGCAGGTTGGCCTGTTGGCAGCTCGCGCTTCCGCCACGATCACTGGTGGAGACGGTGGAACGCAGATCATCGCAGCGACCGCGCTTACGTCCGCCTCGGTCCTTGAGACCGCAGCCTTCGCAGCCGTCACCGCGCTCGATCAGAAGTGGTGCCCCGAAGAGGACAGGTTCTTCTACCTGAATCCCGCTCAGTATTACCTGCTCATCAACTCCGGCTCGAAGGCGATCAATCGCGACTACTTCGGAGACGGTAACGGCAGCTTCAAGGACGGACAGATTTTCCGTATCGCTGGTTGCCAGATCGTGAAGACGAACAACCTGCCAATGGCGCTGGTCAACACCGGCCCCGCTGCGTATCAGGGTGACTTCTCCGTGACCGCTGGTCTCATCATGCACCGCTCCGCAGTTGGAACGGTCAAGCTGATCGACCTCGCCGTTGAGATGCAGTACGACATCCGTAGACAGGGAACGCTGGTCGTTTCCAAGTACGCTATCGGACACGGCATCCTGCGTCCAGAAGCGTCTGTCGAAATCCGCACGTCGTAATTCACAATTCACATCTAAGAGATTTCAATGAGCGTTAGAGCACAAGCAGCAGTCAAGGAAACGGCCCTCGCCGCCGATACACTGGTGACGAACGCCCTTGGCCTGGAGAGCGTACTGATTCTCCCCAAGATCAACGATGGCTCAGGCATCACCGTAGCCGTTGGAAAGCATTACCGCGTGCAGAACACCGCAGGTGGTGTGGTTGACGTTTGGACCAATGGTGGCCGCATGGTCGCTCAGGTCCCAGCGAGAAAGTCCTACGTACTCGTCGCCAAGTCTGGAACCGTTCAGGGTGAGCCAGATTCGTGGACAGCTACGGAACTGAACAATGTTCCCTCAGTTTTCCTTGCCCCCGCTGGCGCATATGCACAGGCCGATTCAGTTGCAATCGTCGCCTGTCTCGTCGCACACGGCTTGATGAAGGCCGAGTAACACCAAGTTCCAAGAATACAAACCGCAGGCAGGGACACTCCTTGTCCTGCGGTTTTATTTTCACTCTTAGACCCTCATGGCAAAACAGATCATCAACCTGGCCCCGACAACGGAGCTGGAAGCAGTCAACGCTATGCTGGCGTCCATTGGCGAAGCCCCGATAGATACACTGGACTCCGCAACGCAAGCGGATGTGGTAATGGCAATCAACACCCTCCGCAACACAGCGCGTGAAATTCAGTCAATGGGCTGGCGTTTCAACACTGAGTTCGGAGTGCAAGTCGCACCCAACTTTGCATACGACTATCTCGATTCATCTGGCATCACTACTCGGCTAGGTGTGTACAGCCCACCGCAGGGTCTCGTTGCGTTCGAGATGACACAGTCATCCGACCAACAGGGAACCAAGTTCGCTGACGCCGTTCTCCGTCCGAAGCGCTACTCGCTCGACTACCAGGCGAACGCAGCAGGACTGTACGGTGGAGTGAACGTCGCCTTCTCCGTGTGGTTCGCAGGCACGCGCTTCGGCGCGATCTTCCAGAGCACAGTAGCTCAGGCTGCGTCCATCCCCATCACTGTCACGTTCGACGTTGCTGTCAGCAAGGTCACAGTTACTTGCACTGACCCAACCTTCAACGGCAACAGCATGACGGCGTACGATGTTGGCGGCAACCCGCTCGGCACCGTGGCGTTCGACTACAGCGGCACCGCAGGTATCAACCTCGCATCGACGAAGAGCATCACGGCAGAAGGTATCCGCTCGCTGGTCCTCACGCCGGCTCCGCTTGACTACGTTGGCTACATCATGGTCATCACGCCGACAGCAGGACAGACCATGCTCGGCGCGCCAGTGTTTTACGATCGAGCACGCAACCGCGACGGCTGGCCTCTCACAGAGCGCAAGTATCTCTACATCGACGCGGTGTTCCTGTTCGACTTCGAGATGCTGCCTGAGACAGCTCGCAACTATATAGTAGTGATGTCGTCCCGCAGGCTGGCGCAACGTGCGCTCGGCTCCGCGGAACTCGCCAGCTTCAATCAGCAGGACGAGATTCGCGCTCTCCGTAATCTGAAGAGAGATCAAGGCGAGAACGACGACTACAACATCTTCGACAACGCCGATGTCTCCAACATCTTCGGCGGCAGGCAGTCTGGTCCGTCTGGAGTGTTCGACGACCGCAATACGCCTGGTCCAGTGGTTCCGGTGATTACCTAATGGCTGAAGTCCAGCAGTTAATCCCGAACCTACTCAGTGGAGTCTCGCAGCAGCCTGCAACGCTGCGCGACAACTCTGAGGGAGATGAGCAGATCAATGGCATGTCAGACTTCGCACAGGGTCTCTCCAAGCGCATGGGCTCGCAGCACCTTGCAGTCATCAGCGCTACCGCAGACGCTGCGTACAACTCGGTTCATACTCACCTTGTAGATCGTAACGCCGCAGACAGATACAGAGTCGTACTGTGCAACGGAGACCTGAAGGTGTTTGACGCGACCACAGGCACGCAGCAGACCGTCACGTTCCCCAACGGCAAAGCCTATCTCAACACCACGGACCCAGCAGCAGACCTCCGCTGTGTGACAGTGGGCGAGTACGTCTACATCACGAACGGCTCAGTAGTTGTCGCCAAGTCAGCGCTGAAGTCCACAGCCTCGAAGAACGAAGCACTCGTCTTCATCCGGTCAGCCGACTTCTCCACGAAATACTCGGTGACTCTCGACAGCACGCTCATAGAGTACACCACGTCAGACGGCTCAACGCCGACACAGCGCATCAACATCGGCACCGAGAAGATTGCCACAGCGATCATGGCGCTCATTGTCACGGCGCTCGGCGCCACGTTCAGCATCGTGCAGTACGGCTCGACCTTGTACATCAAGAAGCTGGACGACAGCGCGTTCGCGATCTCCGCGAGCGACGGCTTGGCCGACGAAGGCATTGTCGCGATCAAGGGTGCAGTCCAACGCTTCGACTCACTTCCAGATCGAGCCAAGAACGGCTTCATTGTGGAAGTAACAGGCGACCCTGCCAACCAGTTCGACAACTACTTCGTGAAGTACGACGACAACGGTTCACCGAACCTTGCCGGCGTGTGGAGAGAGACTGTCAAGCCTGGCATCCTCACGTCGCTAGACCCTTCGACCATGCCACACCAGCTTGTGCGCGGAGCTGCGCTGTTCGCAGGAATTGTTGCTGGTTCCATCGCAGCACCACCGCTGATTGTGTTCGGTGCCACGACCACGCTGACGGATAATTGGGAGTTCAGAGGACCGCTCAACCTTGCGGGCATCTTAGAGCAGGCAGTCCTTGATGAAGAGCAAGAGGAAGTTAATTCCTGCCTTCAACTGTTGGACGGCACACCGGCCACAGTGCGCGCATGGTTCGACATCTCCACCATCGGGTTGCACTCAGGACACTTCGTCACACTGGAGCTGTACCTTAGCAACGCTCCGAGTGTTGGAGTGGTGGCCTACTCTGCTGGAGCTTACACGCTATTGCAGTCCCGCATCTACCCTAGCGGGAAGAACCTGTATGGCGAAAGTCTCGAAGGCATCACGTCGCTTCCAGCAAACACTCGCCTGCTCCTGATGATGCGGTACTCGGACTCAGTTAGCCCGAACCCGATTTACAGAGCGTATGTCAACCTGCACGCCAACAAGACAGATCGTCCGACCATCGAGATAGTAAAGGCAGTGGGCCGACAGGTCCGCTTCGACCCGAACGGATTATTCCCAACGTCCTGCATCACGACGCTGACAGTAGGTGTCACCCCGTATGCCCACACGTCCACCGTGGACGAGACAGGCGCGCAGGTAGCGACCGCGCTTCGAGCGCTGGTTGGCGCACCGTACACAGCGACCAATCCCGACGCAGGTGCCATCCTTGTCACGCAGGCAGGCAGCGGAGCGCCAGTATGCGCTGTGACGTTCTCGTTCAACGACTCGACCACGCTGTACAACCCTACGCTCAACCTGATAGCTAATCAGCTCGTCGGGCAGACCGTGAAGGACAACAGCGATGGCAGTCAGGGCACCGTCACCAGCAACACCGCTACTACTATAGTAGTGGGTGCGCTAACCGGAGGCGCCGTCAACAAGTTCGTACGCGGCGACATCTGCGACGTGGTTGCGGCTGGCACTTCCTACGTGTTCGGTGAAGCGCTCTGGAAGGCGCGACTGGTTGGCGATACTGTCACCATCCCGTTCCCGTCAGTTGTAGGCAAGAAGATCGAGGAACTGTTCTTCCACAAGAATCGCCTCGGCATGGCGTTCGGTGGCAGCACCATCCTCAGTCAAAGCGGCGACAGCCTTAATCTGTTCAGACAGACGGCGACGGCGCTTCTGCCTGACGACCCGATTGACGTGAAGAGTACCATGCTGGCGGACTTCCATTCCGCAATTCACTTCAACGACGCGCTTCTGTTGTGGTCGAGCGATACGCAGACGATTCTCGGCGGGACACCACTGACGCCTGAGACCATCTCGCTCACGCAGATCACTCAGTTCATCAACTCGCCGCGACTCCGACCGATTGTGCTCGGACGCAGCGTCTACTTCGCTCGCGCCAAGGGCTCAGCCACGCAGGTCCATGAGTTTCAGAGCATGGACGGCACCGGCGCTGTGCTCGATGCGAGCGATCTCACGAAGCACGTTCCCACGTACCTATTAGGAAGCCCGATTCAGATGGCAGGTGATTCATCTCTCGGCTTCCTTGCAATCCTTACGGACGCAGATCAGAGCAAACTCTACGTGTACACATGGCACTACGTGTCACAGGAGCTTGTGCAGAAATCATGGAGTCGCTGGGAGTTCGCGGCAGGCACGCGCATTGTCAGCATGGACTGCATCGACGGAAAGCTGGACATGCTTGTCAGCAGACCGCTCGGCGTCTACCTAGAAAGAGTTGACCTTGACCCTTCGGCGGTATAATGGCTTACAACACAGCTCGTACCGTCTCGCGTCTCGATCGGCGCGTGAAGGGAAGTGCAATCACGAACGGGTACGCAGGGACGACCCTGACGTTCACGTTGCCGTACAAGATTGCGACAGACGGGTCTGAGGGCACGCTAGTCGTGACTCAGATATCCACCGGCCTGATCGTACCTTCTACGCAAACTTCGACCAGCATAGTAACTGTGACCGGAGTTCCAAACACGCCGGCTGACTTCTACATCGGCGTCCTTTACACGTTCCGCTATCGGCTCTCGACCGTGATGATTCGACAGTCCATCCGCTACGGCGAGTTCCGAAAGGAAGTGGACTCACGCGGTCGTCTGATCGTTCGATATATCAAGCTCCTGTTCCACGACACTACCAACCTAGCAGTGACCGTTTTGCTACAAGGGCGCACCCTGAAGACGTACACGTACAAGAATGTCGTCACACCGGATGTGCCTGGCCAGTTTCGCGTTCCAGTTCAGGGAAGGAACACGACTGCTACCATCGAGTTCACGGATACCTCACCAGGCATCTGCTACATCGACGGGTTGGAGTGGGAAGGAACGCACGCTACGAGCACGCAGTTGGTGACGTAGTGCTGCGAATAACTGAGGCGAAGCGTGAGGATGCCATTTGGCTTTCCTCGCGACTTCGACCAGAAGACGTTAGAGAGATTCAGTCATCAACGGGACGACAGCCAGCAGAGATCGTCCCGTTGTCTTTTGATCTATCCGAAGAGTGCTTCACAGTGCGCTTGCGCGAGGGCACTGATGTCATCGCCCTCTACGGAGTAGCTGACGACCCGAACGACCCCAGCATGGGCATCGTGTGGTTGCTCGCTACGCCGCGCATGGCCAGCATCAGTCGGCCATTTCTGCGAATCGCTCCACAGCTCCTTGACTATCTAGCAGGACATTACACTCGCGGCCTCCACAACATCGTGGACGCACGCAATCTCCTGCACCTACGCTGGCTCCAGAAGACAGGCTTTGTCCTGCTCGATGAAGTCAGACGGCGCAATGGATTCAATTTCCTCCACGCAGTACGCCTTAACAGGGGAGTCAAACCCTAGTGTGTGACCCAACAGTTCTCGCGCTCAGCAGCTTCGCCATCAAGACAGCAGGAGCCATCGGCTCGGCGGCAGCGCAGAACCAGAACTATGAGAAGAACAAGACTGCTGCAATCGGCGCTGAGACCAGCTCTGTCAACGACATCAATCTGAGAGAGACGCAGGAACAGCAGGCCGCAGGGCAGCAGCTCGAAGCAGCACAACGCCAGACTAGAACCGCGCTGTCATCGGCTCGCGTGTCGTCAGGCGAAGCAGGCGTGTCAGGCGTTAGCGTCGATGCACTGCTCACGGATATCGGAGCGAAGGAGTCCGTCTACTCGGAGGACGTGAAGCTCAACGCGAAGATGACGCAAGATCAGCTAGAGCGACAGAAGCTCGGCATCTACGCGCAGACGCAGGACCGCATCAACGGTCAAACGAAGGCCAACCCGTTCGCCACTGGACTGAACATCGCCGGTGGAGCGATTGGCGCGCTGTCACAGCTAACGACGCAGGCACCACCAAGCGACGGGCCAACAGCCAGCGATGCAGTCGGTGCGGTGAATAATCTAGGCAGCAATCCGCTCAAGATCGGCACGACATACGCCGGCAACCCAACACCACAATTCAAAGTGAGACCAGCAGGTGGATAACAGAGAACAGGCAGACGCCGGCGTAGGGCTCGACCGCATACGGCCAGCCGCGTCTCCGGTTGACACCTACGTACGTCCGAATCAGAACTCAGGACTCAGCCAACTCGCAGAGAGTCTGAAGGGCATCGCGCCAGAAGTTGCTAAGTACAGCGACGTGGAAGCTGCCAGGCAGTCTGAGTCGCAGAAGGAAGCTGGCGCACGAAAAGCTCGTGAGCTGTTCGACAGTGGCACATCCTATAAGGATGCGATCAAGAAGGGGCTCATCTCACCGCAAGAGTCGCCGTGGTTCCAGCTCGGAGCCAAGGAGCAGTACGGTCGCGTGGCAGCAGGAAAGTTCTCGACAGACCTCACGGCAGCAGTCGCGCAGGACCCGACGCTGCAAGACTCCACTGACGTTGCTCAGTACGACAAGTTCGCTCAGAACTTCAAGCAACAGTGGACCGCTGACAACATAGGCGAAGAGAACAGAGGCTTGAACTTTGAGCACGGCTTCGGCTCGATGGCAGAACAGTACGGCGCCGACGAGCGTAGTCACTTCGTTGCTCAAGCAGGCGAGCGGCTGGTGAAGAGCGCAGGCGACAACACCTACCAAGAAGTCTCGACGCTGTACGACCACGAGACTGGTATGCACACTGACCCGAAGGCAATCGCTCAGGGCATCAACCTTGTGCAAGACAGGATGCTCGCGATGGGCTTGAACCCCCACGTTGTGAACGCAGCCACTGTCAAGGCTATTGGAGACATCGTGATGCGCGACGGTGACGTTAGCGCGTTCGACATCCTGAAGACCATCAAGGGCGGCAGCGGCGACCTGTATCACACCGGCGCAGCTCAGGCCGAGATTCAGAAGGTCACAGCGGCTGTGTACGAGAACCAACAGCGCCACGCCGTAGCCGACAGGGAGACACAGGACGCGGCACGCAAGGACGCCATCCGCACTCAGACCAGCGGCATTGCCTTGCAGCTTCTCAACTCGGCTAACCCGTCGCGTGAGAACATCGACGCTGCCATCAAATCACTAGCTGTGCTCGACCCGAAGGAAGCGGACAATATGAAGCGCTTCAGGGACAACGTCGTCGGAGACAAGTTCAACAACGACACAAACAGTATGCAGGGCACCCTCGCTGACATCTTCACGAAGACAGAAGGGCAGGCCGGCTTCGTTGACGTTCACACACTCGTCGGGATGGTAAACGCACACCAGATCAACGCTCAGGGTTTCTCATACCTGAAGGGCGAACTGGACAAGCGCGATGAGGAAGCTCGTCGTGTGGCGAACGACCCGCGTGAGCACAACGTCTACACTGACCCGCAGTTCACGCACTCGATGACAGGTCTCAGGACGCTGATCGGAAATGAGTTCGACCCTAACAGGACACCGGAGACAGCTCAGCGCATCGACGGCGCGTCTGCTGAGTTCGGCACGCACTGGCTGGAGTACATGGCCGGCCCTGGCAAGACTTCGACACCGCTAGAGAAGAACAAGTTCCTAACGGAGACGCAGCAGATCGTCGCTGATAAGTGGCGTCCAACGGACACACAGGCGGCAGTGAAGGGCGCTCAGCCTCCGATACCTGCAATCGACATCCGCTCCCCAGCGGTGCGCGATCAGGTGAAGAACATGGCTCACCTCGTTGCAGCACAAGAGGCGAGCGGAACTTACTCGCCAGGCGTCACGATCTTTCTGCGACAGAACAAACTGTTCACGCGGGACGCAATCGACAAATTCGTCAAGCAGTACAACAAATAGTCTGAGGACTAATGAACCCGGAAGATCAGATACCTGGTACTCCAGCGGCACAAGGTGCGCCTCTCGCCGCTAACGGACCTACCGATGCAGAATATCAGGACCTAGCAAAGCAACGGCGCGACTCGATCATAAAGGAACAGGCCGAGAAGCCGCCTGAGCAAACACCTACGCAACAGCCAGAGCCAAGTAAGCTCTCGCAGTTCTTCGACGCAACGAAGGACTACTTCAAGAAAGGATTGGCGAAGCAGGAGACACTAGGCCAGCTCGTGCCGGAAGTAGGCAAGGGCGTGGCTCGTGGCACAGTGGACGCTGGAATGTGGACAGCCGACAAGCTCAATCGAGCGGCGACTGCAACAGGCGCAATGAGCGCACTGAAGCCAAAGCCGTCCGACCAGAACTTCGTTGACAAGTGGATGAGTACGCCGCTGGTCGATGACAGGCCGATGACTGGTGCCGAAGAGGACACCATGCTCGGCAAGCGTGACGCCGGCGTAGAGAACTTCGTTGAAGGCGCTACGCAGATGGGTGTCGGAGCTGGAGTCGCATTGGCATCCGGTGGGGCAGCGGCCTTAGTTGAAGCTGGTGCTGGCACTGTCGTCGCCGGCTCCGTCGCTGGTGGGCTCGGCGTTGCCGTAGCCACAGACCCGTACGTGAAGCGTGCCAGTTCAATGCTGGCTAATGCGCCATCGTACATCAGCACTCCTATCAACGCAGTGCTGGCGGCAGACCCGACTGACTCATACCCAACTGCTCTCCTAAAGTCAGCGCTGGAGAACACGATGACGTTCTACGCCATCGACAAGTTCGCAGCCGGCCTCGGCGTCCTCAAGGCAAAGATGATGGGCGGCGATGTCGCGGCAGCACAGGATGCAGTCGCAGCGGTCAAGCACGACCCAGCAACACAGGGTCCAATCATCACGCACCAGACAGAAGACGGCCAGTTCGCAATCGTGGACAACTCGAAGCCTACCGCTGAAGTTCCGGTTGGAACCGACAGGCGCGCAGCTCCGAGAGAGGGTGCAGTAGATCGTAGAGCGACATCGCGGGACTACTCGCAGATGACCCACGAAGAGTTGGCAAGAGCGCATTTCGGCCTCACCAGTGATGCGCTGACTCAGGCAAGGATTGCACAAGACGCTCTGAGCAGAAACGAAGACGCAGCGATTACCGCAGTACGCGAAGCGAAGATCACGCGCATCACGGACGAAGCGGATAGAGTGAAGGAACTCATGGCTGCTAAGACTGGTCCGACCTTCGCAACCTCGGCGGACGCAGAAGGTGTTGCAGCCGCGATGAACGAGGACTTTCTTAACGACGCGAGGACGACTCGTAGTATCACCGCTCAGGTCCAGATGATCGAGCACCTTAGAACACTGCGCGCTGACGGTGGTGGAGAACTCGGAGCATCTGACCTGATGACTTCGGCTCATCCAGATTTCGACTTCAGCTACTCACTAGACCCTGAGCAGGTTAGAGCGACCGTCACCGGCATCGCTGACATCCTGCCTCGCACGATTGGCGTGCAGACGCACGCTGAGACAGCAGCTCTAGCAGACGACTTGATCGAGGGGAAAACCGGAGATGAAGTAGTGCAGATGCTGAGAGACAAGAACGTCTCGACACAGGACTTGCCGCAGCACATTCACGCAGGGCGGCTCCTGATGAACAGCTTGGGGGCGAAGATAGCGAAGCTCAGTCGCGCAGCAGACGCGCAACCAGAGAACGCATTTGCCTTCCAGAATCTTCACAAGTCATTGCAGTTCCTCATGGACGTACACGAGCACGCCACTGGCCTCATCTCAACTTCAGGCCGTGCGCTCGACGCCAACAAGATGGCTCTCATAGCAGAGTCATCCGGCGATGCAGCAGCTCGTGGAACCGGAGAAGCCGGCGCAGCGGAAGCAGCAACGAAACTCGTTGGCGAGATGGACAAACCAGACCTGCTCGCGCTCGCTCGACAGATCAGGATGGCGAACGGAGACCCAAACGGTATCCTGCAACTGGTTAGAGCACAGCTCGCTGAAGCCAAGATCAAACCCACGTTCGACGAGAACCTGGCCGACGCCACTGGCGTCATGGGTAAGGCCGGCGTCATCGCTGACGCTGCAATCCAGAGACTCAACGGCATCCGCGTAGAAGCGATGCTGTCTGGTCCGAAGACTCAGGTTACGTACGTCGTCAGTCACATCCTAGCTGCACTCCAGATGCCTTCGGAAGTGTGGTGGGGCGGCTTAGTCTCTGGCAACAAAGCAATGAGACAAGAGGGCGCCGACGAACTCGCTGGAATGTTTATGAACCTCAGAGACTGTTGGGCAGGCGCACGCAGAGCGCTGAACACAGGCTCCAGCATTTTAGACCCGCAAGGCAGCATCATGCTCGACGCTGGTGGAACAGGCATGGCAACCAACGACCCGCTGAACGTGCTCTCGCAAGGAGCGCATATCCCGTCGCGGATGCTCACGTCCATCGCTGAGTTCTTCAAGCAGATGAACTACCGTTCGAGCGTCAGAGCGCAATCGCTCCGACTCGCAAGAGAAGACGGGCTCACCGACGCTACAGAGATAGCGACTCGCGTGTCCGACGATATGAAAGCTGCCTTCACAGAGAAGGGCGCAGCTCTCAACCCGAAGGCGCTGGACAAGGCGCGTGCTGGCACGTTCCAGACTCCATTGGAGCAAGGCACGTTCGGCAAGTGGATACAGACAGGCGTGCAGGAGCATCCGGCTGGTCGATTGATTATGCCGTTCGTTCGTACGCCAGTGAATCTCGACATCTACGCTTGGCAGCGAACACCGATACTCGGAATGTTTCAGCGGCAGATGAGAGCTGACATCGCAGCAGGCGGCGAGCGTCGTGCTCTGGCCTTCGCTAAGCAGTCGATGGGTCTCGCTACGTGGGGCGGTGCAGCCGCACTGGTGTACAACAAGATGATGACTGGTGGTGGACCAGCTAACCCTGCGCTGAATAAGCAATGGCGTGACGCCGGCAACCAGCCGTACTCGATCAAGGTTCCTGGTGGAGGCTGGGTCTCGTACAACCGTGCAAACCCGTCGCTCACAGCGCTTGGCATTGTTGCCGACGCGGTCGAGGCATCAGGTGAACTGAAATACAAAGACTACCAAGAGCTTGCCGCAGCTTTCACAGTGGGCATAGCCAAGAACCTTACCAACAAGACTTTCATGCAGGGTATCGCTGAGACTCTGGACGCAGCGTCAAACGGCACGATCAAGACAGTTGAGAAGTGGTGGGACTCGCTCGGCGGCTCCTTCGTTCCCAACGTGTTGAATCAGACCAACCCTGACGACACGCTCAGGGAGATCAGAGGCATGACGGACGAACTAAAGTCCCGCGTGCCTGGTCTCTCGACGACACTGGAGCCCCGCAGGAACATCCTAGGCGAGCCGATTATGAAGCCGCCAGGTTCCATCAACGATGCGCTGAACCCGTTCACTTGGTCTCCGCGAGGCGATCACTCGAAGGACGTTCAACAGCAGCTCGTTGATCTCGGCAAGGGTATGGCGATGCCTCCGACGATGTACGGCAAGCTCAACCTCGCTGACCGCGACACCTACGACAACGGCACGCACCAGTCTCCGTACGACAGGATGCTGGAGATGCAATCGCAGAGCAGAAACGGTATGCCGAATCTCCGCGACAAGCTGACACAGTTGCTAGCCTCGCAGCGGTGGAAGGATGCTGGCTCAGGTAACGAGTCGTATCCTGGCGGCAAGCGGTACGCGCTGGCTTCGCAAGTCATCTCGGAGTATCAGCAGAAAGCATTCAAGGATGTGCAGAGAGAATATCCGAAACTCAAAGACGCTGTTACTGGCGGCAAGCATGACAAGGTCAATGCAGTTCGGAACCCAGCGGCCCCACCGTGGAAGCCGCAGTTCCTCCCTCAATAAAACTGGAAAATGACAATGGCAGAAAGTATTGAGCGGACGCTTGGCCGAATAGAGGGCAAGTTGGACGCTTGGATAGATACTCAAAAAGAGGATGCCGCACGCGACAAGGAAGTTGACGACAGGCTCGACCGATTGGAGAACTGGAAGACAGGTCTCGCATCGGCTGGTAGCGTGGTCGTCTTCCTGTTCGCGATTGCGGCCAAGTTCCTGTTCGACTTCGCAGCGCGGCACTAGTGGCTGACGAGAAAAAGAAAGCGAACACGCAGGCGCAGATAACGAAGCTGGAGAAACTTCAGGACTTGATTCTCGACGATCTCATTTACGCAGTCGAGAACAAGACCATCACAGCTACCGACCGCGCCACGATAATTCGCCTGTTGCAATCAAACGGCTGGTCACTAGACCCAGCGCAAATTCCTTCTGATCTACGCGACAAGCTCACCAACAAAGTGCGCTTCGACGAAGACATCTCGCCAGACGAAACCGGCGAAAGGAAGCTGCGACTCAGCTAGGTGTACTCGCCTGAAGAGATTGCGGAAGCAGGACTAAACGACTTCCGTGTATTTCTCTGCCAGGTGTGGGACTACTTGGGATTACCGACCCCCACACCTGTCCAGCTCGACTTCGCATGGAACCTCCAGCACGGCCCTAACCGGCAAGTGCTGGAAGCGTTTCGTGGAGTCGGCAAGACATGGATTACCGCAGCCTTCGTGCTGTGGCTCCTGTTCATAGACCCGCAGAGAAAGATTATCATTGTGTCCGCAAGCCAAGGACTGGCAGACAACACTTCGATATTCTGTAAGTCGCTCATTGATGGTATGCCGCTGCTGCAACACCTTCGGCCACGCGGCAACCAGCGAGACTCGAATCTCGCGTTCGACGTTGGCCCAGCAACACCCGACCCGTCCCCCAGCGTGAAGTCAGCAGGACTCACCGGACAGATAACGGGAAGCCGTGCCGACTACATCATTCCCGACGACATCGAAATTCCGAAGAACTCCTACACTCACGTCCTGCGTGAGCGCACCGCTGAATTGGTGAAGGAGTTCGACGCGATCATCAAGCCTGGCGGCAGCATCTACTACTTAGGAACGCCGCAGGTCGAGCAGTCGTTGTACAACAAGCTGCCTAAGCGCGGCTACAGAATCAGAGTGTGGCCGGCTGAGATACCTGAGAGCATCGACGGCTATCACGGCACGCTCGCGCCATTCATTACAGACCTGATTGCACGCGGAGCCAAGCCGGGCGACCCCGTCGAGCCGACGCGCTTCCCTCGTGAAGACTTGGACAAGCGGCTCGCATCGTTCGCTAAGAGCGGCTACGCGCTTCAGTTCATGCTCGACACCAACCCTAGTGAGATCGACAAGCATCCGCTCAAGCTCCGCAACCTGATGATTCAGGACGTGGACGCAGAGCAGGGTCACGTCAAGCTCGTGTGGGGTCAGGACAGAGATCAAGTATTACAGACGCTCGGCGCTGGCGGCTTCGATGGTGATGTCTACCACAAGCCGGCGTGGAAGAGCGACGAGATGACGAAGTTCACAGGAACCGTCATGGCTATTGACCCATCAGGAAGAGGACAGGATGAGACCGCGTACGCAATCGTGCGTTTCTTGTACGGTCAGTTATTCCTGGTTGACTGTGGCGGCTACAGAGACGGCTTCGCGGAAGCAACGCTTCTCGGTCTCGCAGCAAAGTGCGCCAGATACGGCGTCAATGACATTGTGTGTGAAGAGAACTATGGCGGCGGAATGTTCACGCAGTTGCTCAAACCCCACGTCCATAAAATCTCAGCAGCTCGCTTTGTTGAGCAGGAAGACATCAACTGGAGCAAGGGACAGAAAGAGCTTCGCATCATGGACGTTATGGAGCCATTGCTACAGTCGCATCGTCTGGTCGTTGACCGGCGAGTTATCGAGGCTGACCTGAAGGTTCAGGAAGACACTGAGCGCTACAGCTTGGTCTACCAGCTCACCCGCATGTCACGTCAGAAAGGCGCGCTCCCTAACGAAGATCGTTTGGAAGCTGTGTCGATGGCGTGCGCGTATTGGGTCGAGCGCATGGACCGAGACAAGGACAAGATGCACGACAAGTTCAAGGCAGACCTTCTCGATGAAGAACTGAAACGCTTCATGGAGGGTTCCTTCAGCTTCGGCACCGACTACGACCGTTACAACGATGGCGGCGGCAACCTTAACTGGACGGATAATTGAGAAGCAAGATTCGCCGCAGGACACAGCCGCAACCACCGCTGTACTACGGCCCGACAGATATACCATCGCAAGAAGTAATCGACATAGTTGCGAGCACCATCAGCACTGACTTCTCGCAACTCACAGGACAGATAGGCGGGGCGCAGCTTATCACACGCAGCACAGTTGCTGTTACGACTGCGTCCCTCGCCAACAATGCTGTCGAGAACGGCGTCATCGTGCTCGGTAAGTCGAGCCTCGTATCACGCTTCGTTGGGACTGCCAAGTCCCGCATCAGGCTGTACTCGACGGCTGCGTACCGAACGGCAGACGCCGCGAGAGTGCCAGGCATCGACCCGATAGGTGAGCACGGTGTCATGCTGGACATCGTTCTACCGACTGGCATCCTGTCATGGGACCTGTCTCCGCTCTCGCTGGTCACGAACGACGATGTCGCGCCGGTAGCGAACATCTACTACGCAATTCAGAATCTCAGCGGTGCAGCCGCGGCGATAACCGCAACGCTCACTCGCATACTACTAGAGGCATAATGGCTGTACGAAACGATTCATCATTCCAATTCACCAACGCGGACTTAACGAACTTCCACGCTTGGTGCAGCTTCATCGACGCGCTGTTCAAGACGAACGGCTTGTGGGTCGACACAGCAGCTACCGGCAGCATTGATCTGACGAGCGTTGCCATACCCACCGTCATCAACACCTCGTCTGGCTACAAAGTGTACAGGATGGCCGACACGCTTCAGGCGACCGCGCCAGTCTTCATAAAGGTGGAGTTCGGCTCAGGCGCCGGCGTTACCTTCCCTTCATTGTGGTTCACTGTCGGGACAACGCACGATGGGCTCGGCAATATCGGCAATGTCCTGCTGACGCGAGTGCAGAACCAAGTCGCAGCGGCAGGTAGCACACCGAACGGATTGAACTTTGGTAGTGCAGATACTAACCGCTGCTGCTTCGTTATGCAGGCGACATCACCTGGTGGAAGCACGAACACATCACTGTGGTTCTCCATCGAGAGGACGAAGGATAGCTCTGGAGCTGACACCAACGCAGGGTTCATAGTTGGCTACGGTGCATACACCATTCGCCATGTCAGCGCTTACCTGCCAAACGTCGGGTTGGTTCCACCGACGACGGTAGGTCTCCACTGCTTGCTAAGCTACCTCTCGCCCTCAGCGTTTAACGGCGACGTTGGTGTAGCTGCAATGATACCGATGGCCACTGCGCCACAGCAGCCAGGTATGAACGTGATTCTCGTACGAGCTTCTGACTTCATCGCCGGCGCTTCGCCAGTGATCTCTGTCTACGGCGTGAATCACCTATACGCGCACTGTGGAATTTTGATTAACACCATGCGCGCAGTTTCAACCGGCGGTCTTGACGACGCGAACGTGAGGCTCTGCCTCCGGTACGAGTAGCGGTCTATGGCAGTCACAACAGACCACTTCACAGCAGCAAACGGAACACTGCTCAGCGCGCACGCAACACCCGAAGGGTACAACTGGAGTGAGTCCTTCAACGCTTCAGGGGTTGAACTCACAGTGCAGACAAACGAACTGGTTGCACCAGCAGCGAACACGGCGCCTGCAAACTACCGGCTTCTCACACCGACCCTCGGTGTCTTCACAACTGACTCTGTAGAGACAATCAGTTGGCGCAGAACTGGTGCTCCTAGTGTTGGCGGCGAGGGCAACGTATCGCTTTACTCGCGGTTCAGCGGCGGGGGTATTAGTGGCGCCGACTACGGTGGATACGAAGCGAGGATAGCGCTGTCTGGTGCCACACCAACAGTCTCACTAGTTCGCAATAGTGACTCGTTCGCTGGAGTCACCTTCTTATCGCTAGCGTCATGCCCGTTACCTGGTGGGCTAGACACCTTGACCCATACGCTCCGACTAGAGACACACGGAACAACTTTCATCGTGTTCCTAGATGGTGCGAGGGCACTAACAGCAATCGACACGAGCTTCAGCACTGGCTACCTCGGCATCGGAGGGCTTGGTGATAACGTCAGGCTCGACGAGTATATCGCAGCCGCCAGCGGATACTCCACAACTTTGCAGGCACTCACTACGATGTTTTGGACGCTGCACGGGCCTTCTATGCCGATTCCGGCACCTGTGTTCGCGTTCTTGACGGCACCACACAGGCCGAAGTCAGGCACGCTTGCGCTCGGCGGCTCAGGCGGCACACCAGTACCAATCGACGGCCAACTGTGGCCTCGTGGACAGAAATCAGGGTAACAAGTGGGACAACTATTTCAACTCATTCTCGACAATCTCTTCAAGCTCTGGCCATATCGCATCATTGATCTTGATTGCCAGGGCGTGAAGTTCTTCAGAAAAGGAGCTGCGCTTCTATTGACTGGTGGACACTGGTTCGTACCAGGTCTCCAGTACATAGAAGAGCACGTTGTAGTTTATCAGGAACTAGACTGTCAGGTTCAATCTGTCGAAACGAAGGACGGAGAGAGCGTGACATTCTCAGCCAACATCGGCTACGCAGTCGTAGACTTGGTGAAGGCGCGCACGAACGTACACGATCACGAGACAACGCTGGAGCGGGCGCTGCGCGGACATCTCGCGGCAGCTATCGCTGACGTTGACTTCGCCATGTCGAAGCGTGACCGAAAGAAACTTTGCACGGCGGCTAAGGCTGCACTGAAAGCAGAAGCAACCGAGTGGGGCATCGACGTTCAGCAGGTTCGCCTGACGGACTTCGTGAAGGCGCAGCAGCAACGCCGCTTCATGGACAACTCATCCCTTCATATATAGATGGCACAACGTATACTGGCGGTGGACGGGGAACTCATCCTGTCCACCGATACTGACGTAGTAAATCCTCTTGGCGACAGGTACAAGTTCTTCACAGTCTTCCTTCCGATTATCAATGGCACCACAGTCGCAACAGGCTGGCAGGTTAATATCACAGCTACAGGTATCGGCCACACCACAGTTCTCGACAACATTGGGAAGGTGGTTGCGACGATAGGCCCACTCGGCTCGATGCAGCTCACCGCTGTAGCCGTACCATGTTCCTGGCAACACACCGACATCCCGATAAGCTACCCAGCTAGTCGGCTCATAGGTGGTGGTGGGGGTGGTGTCACGCTTCCAATCCTAGAATCAGATGTCACTAACCTCACAACAGACCTAAATGGAAAAGCACCTCTCGCGCACACTCACGCGGCTGCTGACATCAATTCAGGAGTTCTGGCGGCGGCTCGTTTACCAGTTTCAACAACTGCATCTTTCGGCGCGGTTGAAGTCGATAACAATTCAGGCGGGACACCTGTTGCGCTCACCGCAAGTGGGCATGGTCTCGCTGCGGACCCGCATCCTCAATACACCCTCGATACCGAGAAAGGCGCGCTGTCTGGCATTGCGACCCTTGACGGAGCTGGAAAGCTCACAGCGAGCCAACTACCTCTCGGAGCCAGCGCCGTTACCGCAGCAGCCGGTAATGACTCGCGGCTCTCCGACAATCGTGCGCCTCTAGGACACGCCAGCTCTCACCAGAGCGGCGGAAGCGATGCGTTGAATGTTGGCGGACTAGCTGGTGTACTCACAGCACCGCAGCCACCTATCATCGGCGCGACTAGCACTACAGCGGTTGCAGGCAACGACGCTCGACTCACAGACGCACGCACGCCCCTGTCGCACGTCCTAGCTACGAACGTGGCGCTGGGGACTACTGAGACGATCTCTGGTGCAGCGGCTGGTCAAGTGCTGCGCGCTTCGTCAGCGACGGCGGCGAATTTCCAAGCACTTGTCGAAGGCGACATCACGAACCTCACCACTGATCTCGCGGCAAAAGCGCTTAGCACGGACATCAGGTTCCACGTCATCACGCGGCTCACAGTGGACAACGCTGCGATTGCTGCGGCTGCACCGACGACAGCACTGCAAGTCGCTCTGCTCACGCAGGCAGCGAACATCAACGATGAGTGGGACATCGAGTGGATACTTGAAATCGTCAACTCGGTAGCAGCAGATGTCTTCGTGTTCAACGTCACTGCCACTGCTGGCACACTCACAGGCCGCTTCACAGTCACAGGAACTACCGGCGTGCCGACTGCTGGCGCTGGGGTTGTGAAGTTGCTGCAAGGTCCCGCCACGACGCTCACAACAGCGACAGCCAACGCGCCTGGCGCAACAGGCACCATTGGTCTAGCGCTCACGGTTGTAATAAGAGCGAGAGTGAAGCTCACAGTTTCCGCTGGCACCATCCAGCTCCTGCTTCGTGCAGGCACGAACGCAGCCTTGACTAGTGGCACGGCGGTAGTAAAGGCGCAGAGCCAGATGGTTGCCCAACGCATTGCGTAGTCACGACCACCGACATAGGTTAAAGGGTCCACGTAAGATGTAACCTCAGCTAGCAGAAGGAGCTTCACAGGGGAGGGTAGCACAATGGTTCCCACTAAGGGCCTGGAAAAGGCAGAAGTTCTCCGCGCACTGTGGAATGATTCAAAGCCGATTGGCTTAGGGATTATCAATCCACAAGTGAAGGCAGGAGACATGACGCTCGCGCAAGCTCGCGACATCATTCGAGAGAGCAAGGTTCTCTTCTTCGACTACGGCAACGGAAAGTGCGTGCAGGTCGATCTCACACATCCCGAAGGGTTCGATGAGACCGTCTACGACAGAACGCTGTCGGCGGGTGCAGCTCATCGCGCCATCGAAGAGCTGAAGGTCACGGCCTAGCAACCGGACGTGTACCGCTGCTCGTGAGCAGCACAAATCAGCGGCGTAGTGGTGGGTTGCGTTAAGGGTAACGGTACAAGCGCACGGAGTACCGAAGTCCCTCCCACCTGCTCTCTTTCCGAGACAACCACAATATGAAAGTACGCGAGCTTATCACGGCGCTGGAGAAAACCGGCCAGCCTGACTACGAGATCGTAGTAGGCGACGGTGAGTCCATCTATTCGCTCACAGGACTCGGAGACACCAGCGATGCAGAAGAGGAAGTCACCATCGAAGTAGAGCGCGCTGCTGGCGCCAGACCGAACACCGCTTCCGGCGTTACTGGTGCGGACGGTGAGATCAATCCGAACGACAGCTTCGAGCCCAGCGTAAGCAGGCGCGATAGCTAGGAATAGACGGCGGGGCGCAAACGACTGAACACCGTCAGCGCTAGGAAGTAGAGGGTTCGATTCCCTCCCGCTGTCATATGGCTTTGCTAGACGCAGTACATGACTTTCAGAATCATCTCAACGAGTGCGACGTGTGCAAGCATCACCCGTTCGGGCTGTGCTCGACCGGCGCAAGACTGATGGAGGGCGTCTGTAAGATCATGCTGCGCTTTTCGACAGAGACCACTTGGACACAACCGCGTAGGAGACCACGGTTTTGAAGTCGGGTGCTATCTGGCAGTCAGCGGACACACGCGCAGAGGATATGGTAGTGAGGATGCTGTTCAGGGCACTGTGTTCAACCGAAAAACCTGGAGTGTGCAATGCCGCCACAAGCGAAGAGCAGCAACATGCAGGTGACGAAGGCCGAACGAAAGTGGATACTCGACAGACGCCAGTTCGACAAGAATCAGCGCGAGCTGCAAGCATTCCTCAATCGTGAGTCCGCACTGAAGCAGGTGCTCGGCGTCTTCGAGAACAACTTCAAGGGCAACGGCGAGAAGCCTGTTGTCGTCAGGCGAAAACGCCGGCGCAAGCGCGTGGCGCAGAAGAAAGCCGAGTAAGCTAGCAAACTGCTCGGCACACAGCCCCTAGCTCTCATTTTGCGGTGACTGCTAGGGGCTTCTTGCATCTTGGCACACCGTTTGGCACACTGCTTTTCGTAAGTCGTTGTAAATCAACGCGAAAAAGCTATTGACCATACACGGCGAATAGTATACCATGCCTTATCGCGGAATTGGTGCAAGTCGCGTGTGTCGCAAGAGTTAACGGTAGGTGATGGCAACACTATGGGCAACAAGCAGTTAGATCGAGCGCTAGTTATGAGGGTGTTCAATAGCCCGTACCACGTAACTATCTTGATGTACCCATTTTGAGGCACCTGAAAAAACTTTGGCACACCGTTGGCACACCGCTTTGAACCCCCTCATAATGGAACGCACCCCTGAGCTAACTAGGAGGACTCGTGGGCAGAAAACCGAAGGACCAGCGCTCTCGCGGACAGATCACCGAACGCGGCGACAGGAAGTATCTGGTGCGCGTGTACATCGGCAGGGACGCTTACGGCAAGCGGGATTACAAGAGTGCAGTCGTCAACGGAACCATCAGTCAGGCTCAGGCAAAGCTCACAGCGATGCTCGGTGACGTTGACACCGAAGACTTCATACCGCAGGCGAAGAAGCTGTTCGGAGACTTCATTGACTCTTGGCTCGTCAACACTGCTCCGATGCGCGTGACGGTCGGCACTGCGAAGGGCTACGGCGCCTGTCTCGCACGAGTGAAGGACACGCTCGGTAGCACGCGGCTCGACAGAGTGTCACCGCAAGCGATTCAGCAGATGTACAAGGACATGGCTGACGACGATATGTCCACCACGTACATCGCGCTCACCCACACGCTGACCAAGATGGTGCTTGAACAGGCCGTCGCATGGCGGCTTATCAAGCGGAACCCAGCGAAGGGCGCGACGATACCTGTTGGTGAAGAGAAGTCCGATGAAGACAAGGCGAACATGGCCTTCACGAAGGAAGAAGCTGACCTCTTTTTAGAGGCAGCAAAGAAAACACCACGCTACGCGATGTGGCTGACGTTTCTCGCGACGGGTCTCAGGCCGCAGGAGCTGTTCGCTCTCAAGTGGAGCGATCTCGAAACGAAAATGGTGAGAGTGCAGAAAGCTGACGGCTGGACTGAAGTTCCCACGTCATTCCTCAAGGTACAGCGCGCCATGAAGTCAGTCGGCGCCGGCAAGTACACCGTTGGTGTCCCGAAGACGAAGAAGGGTCGTCGCCAGGTGTCAATTCCCTCGACCTTGGTGGACGCGCTCAACGCTCACAGGCTCGCTCAGGTCAAACTCATCATGGCCGGTGGTCCCGACTTCGAGCGCAACGATCTGATCTTTCCCACAGCTCAGGGTCGTCACCTCTCGCACAAGAATGTGCGCCGTTCATTTCACGCGCTCTGCAAAGTAGCGAAGGTCAAGAAGATCAAACTGTACGGCCTCAGACACACCCACGCTACTATACTGTTGGGCGCCGGCTGGCATCTGAAGATCGTGTCAGAACGCCTCGGTCACTCCAGCATCATGCTGACTGGTGACACCTACAGCCATGTGCAGCCTGTCATGGAGCACGAGACAGCTCTGATGATCGAGCAACTGCTCCCGAAGGCGATAAAAGCATAGGCTCAGGGTGATACGATTCACGCATTTCGTGATATGAAACAGACATATCAAAATTTTACCTTGTACAGAGTGCCTGTGATGGCTAAACTGCGATCATTCACCCTAAGTCACAGGGCACCGACGCAGCCCACACGGAACACTGGCCGACGAAGACTACAGAGATAAAATGGCGCAGCGATTTGCCTACGAAGCCCAGCGAGCCGAAGAGAAGCATGACGTTACGATTCAGGTAAGTCGTCAACACTACCTGGATATGCTAGCGGTCTGGCGTCATTGCAGGCAGATCACACCGCTCAAGCCCGCTGCGTTACGGATGGAGAAGCTGGCTCGTGAAATACGAGAGGAACTGGACAGAAAAGGCGCACCACCGATTGATTCTCCCTATGAAGAGAGCGAACGCAGATGACTAACAATCAATTCCGCCTCGGTATCGCGCTGAGCATCGTAGACGCTGGGGTCAACGGCTGGTTTATCCCAGCTCGATGGGAAGGAGCGCTCTTCATTCCATCCCTCGTGGTCATATGGGCCTCGATCTTCGCCATAGGGCGCCTCGTACACTACTGGAGGGTAGATCGGCCCACCCAAGTCAAGCTGAGAGCTGGAGCCAAGAGAATCGCCAAGCTCGAACGCGATCTCATCGAGGATGCGCGGTTGATAGCTCAGCTTACTAGCGGAAGATCGACAGGGTGACTTGTGGAGGACCGCTGGACGACTAGATTGAAGCTGCGTGACAAACCCTAAGCTTACTGTGGAGGGTTATGCAGCGAGTGATGCGACGGCGGCGGGTCTCAAGACTCCCGCAGGATGAAGCGGAGAAGGAGCGACCGCCACCCGCAGTAGGGTCCCGGTGGGGACCTGAAAAGTAGGCCTCGACGTACATAACAACGTACAGCAACGTACAGCAGTAACACCTTGTAGGCCTGAGACTTGCAACACCTAGACTTGGATGAGAACCACAGGCTAACTACAGGAGGACAAGGTGAGAAAGGAGACGACGACACGGCAAGCCAGATACCCGATATCATCAGCCAAAGGCAGTTGCGGACGGAGTATACGGCGAGACCACCCTGAAATTCGCTGGATAACGAATCGAACCAGACCTGAAAAGCACAACGTGCTTGAAGTGGACATCCGAGGCGCACAACGCCTTAAGAATGGGCATTGCCCTGTTCGCGGATCACTGGTGAGAGAGACGGGAATAGAAGCGTACGTTGGTTCAACAGTTACCTTCCAGATTCCTGCCGGCTCAGACACGACAATTCGCTCATCCCTCGACACAGCCGGTATGAAGATTGTTCGAGGTGTGGACAAGAATGGCGAGTGCATAGTCGGCGCACCATTTACGCTCCTTCCGTACGTAGAGCACGGAGTGTCAAAGACGCATCGGAAGAACAAGAAGACTGTCCATACGCAACCGTTCCTAGTGAAAAAGGGTCTCCTCAAAAGGCTGCCCCCTGGAACACGGATGACGATGCCGGGGATACGGCGAGTTTAACCCCTCAGAAAAATTTCGCGAAGATTTAAGCCGGTATCCGCCTAGTTTTGGCGTGGATTTTCCCCCTTGCCGGCCCGTCGCGACCCTCCCTAGCCTCGATCGAGCTGGCACACCGTTGGCACACTGCCAGGCGCAAGTCATTGCAGCGTAATTGCTTAGGCCAGGGCATTAGATACCACATCAAATGAGCCTCAGTAGCTGATCTCGACCAGGCGCCTCCCGCGTGCGCGCATGTGTGTCACATTGACACTCACTGCATCGGTTCGTTTTGATTGTCCACTATTTAGGACAGTACCGAGCTGCGGCCCAGGTGTCCACTAAATAGGACAGCACGCGCATAGTGTCCTATATCGAGGACAACCAATCGTGACGAAACTGTCAGGAAGAAAAGTATTGTGCGTGCCTATCTGGTGTAATACGTTGTATCACATCCGCACGACACACCCTAGCTAACTGTGAGGCCCACGATGTTCGACAACCTGACTGCTCGACTCTTCGCCTATCTCTCGTTGATCGCTCTTTGTCTGTTCGCCTGCGCGGTCGTGGCGTAATGCAATACTCCATCCTTGTTACAAACGATTGTCCCTCGCCGCGTTTCATCAATGGCTTGAGATGGACAACCAAACGATACGCCAGCAGACTCGCCGCGCAGACTGTAGCTGACAAATGGACTGCACACGCAGTTCCATACAATCAGATCATGCGGCAGAATGTCGTTTACACTGTCGTCGAGTGTGCCAAATGAGTGCAGGCGACTTTGGCATCCACTATACAGTAGTAATGATTGGTCTCATTGCCTTACTGCTCACAAGTGCAATAGTGTGGGCTCTGAACGATTCACGCCAAGCCAACTAAAGGAGCTACGATGTCAGACAACGACAAAACGACCTACAGCGAATACCGCGAAGAAGTCAACACCATCGCGGAAGATATTGCCGAACGTATGCGTAGCGGCGAAGTTACAGACCAGTCGGACGCAGTACATGAGGCTTGTGACTCTCACTCGTGGGTCATCTACACCCACTACAATTTCGCAATACTGCTGCACTGCTCGAATCACGACGCATACACGGAAGAGTATGGCGAGGCGCCTACCGATTCTAGCGGCAACCTGAATTGGGCTGTACTGGCCTACGCAGCTCTGGCGGAAGACGTTAACGACGCGCTGTCACGGCTTGACACTGATCTAGCTGACGATGACGACGATGAGGGAGACGATGACGAAGACAACCAAACCAAAGCCTAAGCCACCTGGTAGCTGGCGTCTGAGTGAGCACGCTAGAGACATCCTTCGCACTCTAGCCGAGACTGATCGACGCTCACAAGGTGTCACCCTGGAAATACTGCTAGAACAGGAAGCAGCTCGGCGCGGCATCGCAGTGAAGACGAAATAAGCAACTCTAAACCTTGAGCTAACTAAAGGAGCAACAATGTCGGCAACGATTGACAGCACACGAGCACAACGCGCACGAGAGATATACGACGCAGCACTCCGTCAGCCTACGCCAGCGGTTCAAGCATGGCGGGCTACGCTGAAACCCACCGGCGTCTTCCCTAACGCATTCGCTGAGACCACAAGCGACAAGTACGCTGATATCTGCACGCCACGCGAGCCGCTAACGGGCGAAGCGCTGCGACTCTGGAACTTGGCTTTCACTGAAGGCGTGGAAGATATCGAGCCTGAGCCGTTCGTTGAGTCTGAGCGCTGGACTCGCAGTTACACCCCACACAAGATTGCGTTCGCTCACTTGCCTCTACGTGGATACTTCACTGACGGCGAGCTAATGAAAGTCACCAAAGCGGACAGAGCGTACTACGCGCAACACCCGATAACTCTGGACCAGTCGCGCACCCTACCAGCGCCGACGCTCACAGACAAGCAGTATGAGGCAACAGCTCTGGACAAGACGAACGCAAGGCGTAAGGGAATGATTCAAAATGCCTGGTTGTCCATGCAGCAAACCGCTGGCGCTACGCAGCGGACATACAACTACCGCACGCTCACCGACGCGCAACTCTCAGACTTCAGCTTCACGCCTGCGCCATGACCAAACTCACCGGAGTAGTACGCCGTGAAGTCACTGGCGAAGACGGGCGGGCGTACATCATCACTCTAACGGCTGAGGGTCTGATGCTGCGCGAGAAGGGTAGACGCACTGTGTACGGTCCTCTCGCATATCCATTCCTGCATTACACAGCCGTCGCCCGCACCGTGGCGGCTGAGCGCACAAGCACTGCACGACGCAAGCACGTCTCACGCAATCTTCTCGGATAGCACTCTAAACCGTAAGCCAACTAGGGGGGAAAATGACGGAGCAAGAGAACACCATCATCCTGGCAATCGGATTACTGCACGCAGCAATTCACTTGCTCGATGCCAGCAGAGGCGAGTCAGATCACGACGATACTCTACGAGAAGCCGCCGACACTGCGATGGACTGCATAGGTCGTGGCCGGCGCTCACTCAGTCGAGCAGTGAGCCAAGTGCTCACAGAGCCACACACTCACGAGCACTCTACACCGAAAGGCAAGCTGGTCCTCGGCAGCAACCGCACGCTGTCCTCGGATATGAGGGAGGACAGGTGAACTTCCCTGAGCTGGACGAAATCGCGAGAGACATCACGACCCTCGCGCTCAGTATCATCCGAGAGCCCACAAGGTTGAACAGGCAACTGAGCAAGGTCCAACAGCAATACGTGCTCGACCGCGTCGTGAAAATTCTACAGGCGCAGCTATGAGCAGCACTACCACTCTGCACTCACACACGCTCAGAGTTACCAACGTGACATCCGCAAGCCCACAACGGGAAGAAACAACTAACCCTAAGCAAGGAGCACCGATGTTGACGTTCATCACCATCATGCTGTCGCGTTACATCCTGATTTCAGGTTGACGCTCAACAGCTCAAACTGAGTGCCGATAGAGCAACCTCTACTGTAGTTACTCTGTCGGTTCTCACTGGTCTCTGCTGGGTAATAGCTAGATCACCTCAGCTCACGACAGGAGACCAGACGACAACTAATCGACTACGATCAGACACGACGAAGTTCCCACCTACAAGTCAGTCCGTAGCA